TAAGATGATTATGCCTCTGCTTAATAACTTAAAAAAGAATCCTGACAAACCAAATATAGTTTGGCCAGATCGTGAAAAAAAGATTGATCAATTTATTCAAAAATTAGATAATGTATTAAAGAGCTAACCCTGTACAAGGATATATTATGTCACTTATTAACCGTTTGATTAAAAATTCTACTATTGAAGATACTTCTATTCTTACCGATTCAAAGATCTATGGTAAGAAAGACATGATTACTACCAGCGTTCCAATGGTGAACGTTGCACTATCAGGTAGTGTGGATGGAGGTTTAACACCAGGCCTTACTGTGTTAGCTGGCCCATCTAAACATTTTAAGTCTGCCTTTTCTCTCCTTATGGCATCAGCTTATATGAAACAGTATCCTGATAGTGTCCTTTTATTCTATGATTCAGAGTTTGGTACACCACAAGGATACTTTGAATCATTTGGTATTGATATGGACCGAGTCCTTCATACACCTATTACTGATATTGAACAACTTAAGTTTGATATTATGAAGCAGCTTGCTGAAATTGGTCGTAATGATAAGGTCGTTATTGTTATTGACTCAGTAGGTAATCTAGCTTCTAAGAAAGAAGTAGAAGACACAATGAACGAGAAGTCTGTTGCAGATATGTCTCGTGCTAAGTCATTAAAGTCACTGTTCCGAATGGTTACTCCTCACCTGACTCTCAAAGATATTCCTTTGATTGTTGTTAACCATACCTATATGGAAATTGGAATGTTTCCTAAGGCAATTGTTGGTGGTGGTACAGGTATTTACTACTCTGCTGATACTATCTGGATTCTTGGTCGTCAGCAAGAAAAAGACGGTGGTGAGATTGCTGGTTACAACTTTATTATTAACGTTGAGAAGTCTCGTTATGTTAAAGAAAAATCTAAGATTCCTATCACAGTATCTTACGAAGGTGGTATTAAGAAGTGGTCTGGTCTTCTCGATTTAGCCATTGAAGGTGGTTATGTTGTCAAGCCTTCTAACGGTTGGTATCAACTCGTTGATCGTTCTACTGGTGAGGTGGTTGGTAATAAAATGCGTGCCGCTGATATTGAAGATAACGGTGCAGTATGGAAAGAGGTCTTTACAAAGACTGACTTTGCTAACTACATTAAAAACAAGTATACACTCGTTGGCGGTTCATTGATTAAACAAGAAGAGGATTTAGATGATGAAGCCTAAGGTTAAAGAACGTGCAGAAGAATTAACCACATTTATGAGTGAAGAGCAAACTGCAGCTATTCGTATCCTTGCAAACGATCTTCATCGTGTTAATACAGCAGTAATGCGTTGTGTTGAATTAGGACTTGCAGTAGAACTTCAACGAGTTGCTCGTCATCACGCAGAAGGTGGTTACTGGGGTGATTTGTTAGTCCCAGTTGTAATGAAACAAAGTATTAAGAAAGATCTTTAATGGATAATGAGAAGATGGAGAAGCGTATAAAAAGGCTTATGCTTCCCATAGAAACACAAATTATGATGTGTGACGATCAAAACGATTTGTTATTATTAGCAGTTGGTATGCTAAGGAAGACAATTCTTATATTTGATAATCATTATCAACAAGAAGGTCGTAAAGCATTAATAGAGACATTTAATAAATGATAGAAAAAACAATATTATCACATTTAGTCTTTAACGAAGCATATGCAAGAAAAGCATTACCGTTTCTTAAAGACGAATATTTTCAAAATCAACAAGATAAAGTTGTTTATAAATTAATCTCTGATTATGTTCAAAAGTATAACAACACTCCTACTAAGGAAGTGTTGTTTCTTGAATTGAATAATAAAGATGGTTTATCTGAAACAACATACAAAGACTCTAAACGTCTTATTGAAGACCTACAAGTTGAAAATACAGACATTAGTTGGTTGTTAGATAGTACAGAAAAGTTTTGTCAAGAGAAGGCAGTATATAATGCAATCATGGCGTCAATTAAAATCCTGGATGATAAATCATCGATGGATAAAGGAAGTATACCGGTTCTTCTCAGCGATGCCCTGGGCGTTTCTTTTGATGTTAGCGTTGGCCACGACTATTTTAGCAACTCTGATGATCGCTATGAGTTTTATCATCGCAGGGAAGAACATATTCCCTTTGACCTCGAGTTCTTTAACAAGATTACAAAGGGCGGTCTTGTTAGAAAGACACTTAACATTGCCTTGGCAGGAACGGGTGTGGGTAAGTCTCTTTATATGTGTCATTGTGCTTCTCATAATCTTGTAAGTGGCAAAAACGTTCTTTACATTACTATGGAAATGTCAGAAGAGAAGATTGCAGAACGTATTGATGCTAACCTTCTCAATGTGACTGTAGATGAATTAGGAATTATGCCTAAAGATGTCTACGATAAAAAGATTAACCGTGTTAAAGAAAAGACTATAGGTAAATTAATTATTAAAGAGTATCCAACTGCATCAGCAGGATCGGCTCATTTTAGGCATTTGATCAATGAACTTAGAATTAAGCGCAATTTTACTCCCGATGTCATCTATATTGACTATCTTAATATATGTTGTAGTAGCAGAATACGTACTGGTTCTAATGTTAACTCGTACACATACATCAAGGCTATTGCTGAAGAACTACGTGGTCTTGCCGTTGAGTTTAATGTGCCTGTTGTATCTGCTACACAGACTACCAGAAGCGGTTATGGCAATTCCGATGTTGAACTTACAGACACTGCTGAATCCTTTGGCCTACCTGCTACTGCGGATTTAATGTTCGCATTAGTAAGTTCAGAAGAACTTGAATCGCGTGGTCAAATTATGGTTAAGCAATTAAAAAATCGTTATAATGATCCTACTGTTAATAAAAAGTTTGTAGTAGGTATTGATAGAGCAAAGATGAGATTGTTTAATACAGAAATTTCTGCACAAGATAATCTTATTGATGATACTCCTGTGTTTAATAAATCAAAAGCTGGTCAATCTATCGATAGTGAAAAGAAAAGTAGGTTTAGTGAGCTACTTGTATGATAGACGAAGATGAAGAATATGCAGAGTTTGTTGCAGATTTAATTCTGTCATATTTTGCATCTCAACTACAATCAGGTAGATCGGTTATATACGAATCTGAAATATGGGAACTTCTTGGTCAGGAAATACCTGATGGACGAGAAAACCAGATGTTCAGATTAAGAGAATACGTTGGTGATCCAGTAGTAGAAGTTACTAACGAAAACGTAATAGACTTCACAAAGTATCGTAAGAAACTACATTAAACTAGTTGCACTTTATATCTTTTCATGCTACTATGTAATCATAGTTGTTTGAAGGGAGAACAAGTCGTGGCAACTAAAAATGAATGGAAAGAAATTGAGTCTATTCATCTGAACAATATTGTTCAGTATGTACCTGAACTTAAACCGTCCAAGTTTGCACTAAAGCACGGGTGCTTTCAAGTAAGTACAGTCTTTGAAGTAGCAGTTGCTATAAACGGTGGGTACAAAGTTGTATCCAAAGATACTCATGACTTATCTGATGGTTCAGATTGTAAGCTTTCATCTTCTCTCTTTAATGGCACTAAAACGTATGATCAGTACAGAGCTCCAGTTTCTAATGTCAGAGGTAAAAAAGGTAAACTGAGAGTACAAGTTTACAATAGACTTATTGGCAAATTCTTTTATTTTGTTATTCCTAAGAGCGCTCGTACGAAAACTATTAATACTATTCAGATTCCGTTCAATCTCGATGGTACACCACAGAGATCTAATAAATGGTGGAAATTCGAGAAGAAGTCGTTTATTGAGATGTGCACTGCATAAGAATCAGTAATAATCCATAAGAATCTGTAATCCTAAAAAAACCCAATGATTTCAATGAGTTAACTTTTTTTGTAACTCCTTGATTTTATTGGGTTTTTTCATGAAAAAAACAGTTGCATTTATTTCCAAATACCGCTATATTAATAATATAAGATGAAAGGAAAGAAACATGCAGAAAGAAACAACTGAAATCGTAGAAAAGATGGTCCGTGCGCTCAAAGGTAAAGGTGAGAGCTTTGCACTAGGATATCTTGAAGTCTTTATCTCAAATCTCATTAAGGATCATGTAAAAGATCCTATCGAGCTTGAGATGCTCCGTATGCGGATGCTCGGAATTGGAATTGATGCGCTGATTGATGTGAAAAAATAAGTTGCATTAATTTTAAAATACCGCTATATTAATAATATGATGAGAACAAAGAGAGAAGATATGAATCAGTACGTATCGAGCTTCGTTGAATCAATTCTTGAGAACGATAAGAATCAGGAATTGAATGCAGTAGTAGTTGCTTCTATCGTAGAAAAGAATCATGCTAATAACGGCTACTTCTCTTGGGACGGTATTCTGGATGATCTTACAGATCTGATTGGATACGAAAAAGCTTCAGAAATTCTTCGCAACTGCTAAAAAAACAGTTGCATTTATTTCTAACTGAGCTATAATCATATATGTGACATTAAAGGAGATAGAGTATGTCCAATATCAACACTGTAATCAACTTCATCAAGTCTGAACCTAACTACGTCAAGGAACAAATGGTTGAAAAGATCATGAAGTCTTTGAACGTGACTAAGTCTAACGCTCAGGTCTACTTGTACAATGCTAATAAGAAGCTTGGTTCAGGTACCCCAGTTAAGACTCCTAAAGTTAAGAATGTGAAGTCTGCTAAGGTTTCACGTGCTGAGATTGTACAGAAGTCTGATGAAGAGATTGCTCGTATCAAAGAAGAGCGTCTTGCTCAGATGAAGTCAATCGGTGAACGCCGTGTAGCTGAACGTGAAGCGGCTCGTAAGGCTGATCTTGAGGAAAAGCAAGTTGAGATTGATGAGTATTTGGAAGAAGCAAATGCTTATATTAAATCTCTTACGACTCCTACCCGTAAATTTCTTCTGGGTGCCGAGTAAAGAAAGCTATATATGAGTAGGGGGAGTAGATCTCCCTACTCAACTAATTAGGACTATTAATGCTACTCTTATCTTGTATGAAACATTCGTATCGCCAATCATTTAGCGGACAGATTGCTCCGAATGCTGGCGTATGGACAGAAGATAAGGAGTGCTCAGTGTAAAGTTAGATAGTTATAATCTAAGTACACTGAGCGGCCTAGGAAACTAGAGCCGCTTTTTTAATGGTCCTTTTTTAGTTGATTTGTTTTTGTAAATTTGCTATATTAATAATCGATGCTGTTCCGAGTGTATAAGAACAGCCCCAGACTGGTACTTGAGCCAAATGGCCGAAAGGTGGTTTCCAGCTGGGTAGAAGGATAACGTAAGTTGTCTCTTCATGGATGCATCAAGGCGAAGTAGCTACCGCCTTGTCTGGATACAGCTGTTGCCCTTGTGGCGACGGTGGACGGTTCGAATCCGTTAGGTGTGTTCTTGAAGAGATAATTAGAGTTGAGGGGTTGTAGGTGACCTGAATGCGCTAGGGAACCTTCATAAAGTTTTAGGAGGGGTGGCCGAGTGGTTTAAGGCAACGGTCTTGAAAACCGTCATACGTGAAAGCGTATCGTGAGTTCGAATCTGACCTCCTCCGCCAATATTACCTAGCGTTCTAGACAAGCTAGGGAGACCTGTGCCAGATTAACAGAGGGGAACGCTGGTTAATATCGGATTGCTTACCTCATTAGCGCAATGGGCTGAACCGATAAGGTGTACGGAATTGGAAGAGTGACCCGAGTGGCAAAGGGTAGGGACTGTAAATCCCTCGTCTTAGACTTCGTAGGTTCGAGTCCTACCTCTTCCACCAAGTTGAGGGGTTGTAAGTATACCTGAATACGCTAGGGAACTTTCATGGCAGACCCACTTGGGCTTCATGCTCAATATATTCTGCCACCGCCAGGGCGAAATGTGGGATGGGCTGCCGCTGCGGGGTTTGATAGTCTTCCTGACACACAAAAGACTATCGCTAATTTAGGATAAAAATCCTACGAAAATACGGGTTGATTTAATTATCTACCTGTCCTATTATAATAAAGTAAGTGAACGGAACACACACCGTGTTCCATTATTTTTAACATGGAGTATATAATATGACTAATACATCTCGTATCCTTGACGCCCTTATGTCTGGTGAAGAACTTACCGGCAAGCAGATCTCAGCTCGCTTTGGTGTTGCTAACGCTCGTTCAGCAATCCATACTCTTCGCTCAGAAGGCTTCCCTATCTATCTTAACAAGCACACAGATACAAAGGGTCGTGTAACCCAGAAGTATCGTCTTGGTAAGGCTTCACGTAAGGTAGTTGCAGCTGGTTATGCAGCTCTTGGTGCAGAAGCCTTTGCTTGATAACTAAGCCCACCTTTGGGTCTTCTAAAGGGGAGCTTAGTGCTCCCCTTTTTTATTAGGGACCCTTAGCTCATTTGGTTAGAGTAGCGGTCTTTTAAACCGTTGGTGC